GTGCGGTTTCCGGTGCCGGTGCCTGGGGAGTGGTGGCCGGTGCCGGTGGCTGGGGTGCGGTCGCCTGCGCGTCCGTCGATACGATCTGAGCGGCGGTTGGCTGATCGACAACGGCCAGGACGGCTACAGCCTGGGCTATCGACAGATCGGACAGTGTTAGGGTGATTCCCATGGTGAGACAAGCTCCTGTAAATGTAAACACGGTTGACGCAAGGCAGGATGCTATGCGTTAATATACGCAGTGTCAATAACTTATTTTGCAACGGTTACATACATGCGGTTGCGCGGATACCAACAAAAAGCGGTGGGAGAAATTGACGACGCATGGTGCGATGGCGCGCGCGTCGTGGGTTTGCGTATGCCCACGGGATCGGGCAAAACACCTACGCTGTCGGCCATCGTGCGCGATGAGTCGGGGCCGTGCGTCGTGTCGGCACACCGGTCGGAACTGGTCGGCCAACTATCAATGGCGATGGCGGCAAACGAGGTGCGACACCGCATAATCTCGAAGAATCAACCGCTGATAAACGGCATTATTCGCGAGCAAATAAAACGCTTTGGCCGGCACTATTACGACCACAACGCCCGGTGCAGCGTCGCGAGCACGCAAACCCTAATACGCGTCAATGATCCGTCCTGGTATGACGCGCAGAAATTATGGGTGAACGATGAGGGGCACCACACGCTAGCCGATAATATTTGGGGGCGTAGCGTGCGGCCAATGCGCAACGCGCGTGGCCTACTGGTGACAGCAACGCCCATACGGCCAGACGGCAAGGGTATCGGCAGTATGTCGGCAGGGCTGGCCGATGTGCTGATCCTGGGGCCGTCGGAGCGCGAGCTATTCGATATGGGGTATCTATGCCCATATCGCGTATTCGTGGCCGAGTCGCATATCAACGTGGCAAATGTACCAACATCTGCGAGCGGCGACTATTCACCGGACCCACTACGCAAGGCTGTACACGCGGATAAACAGCTAGTCGGCAATATCGTTAAAGAGTACCTGCGGCGGGCACCGGGTAAATTGGGCCTGACGTTTTGCGTAGACGTCGAGGCAGCCGAGGAAACCGCACGCGAATACAACGCAGCGGGTATTCCGGCTGCAGTGATTACGGGCGACACCGATACGTTGGTGCGTGTTCGCACGATGGCCGATTTTCGCGCACGCCGCCTACTGCAGATCGTATCGGTAGACATCCTGGGCGAGGGCGTCGATATACCGGGCGTCGAGGTCGTTTCGATGGCGCGCCCGACGAAATCATACGTGGTGTACAGCCAGCAACTAGGCCGACTGCTGCGCCTGCTGCTGCCGGATCATCTGCAGGCGGTATGGGAAGATTTGACGCCGGAGCAACGCCGGTACGAGATTGCGCGCAGTGATAAGCCGGTGGGTATCCTGATCGATCACGCGGGTAATTTCCTGCAACCTGGTTTCGGCCACGTGTGGACTGAGCGCGACTGGATGGCGGGCCTGATGGGCCGCAAGCGTACGTCATACGATACGGCGATACCGGCTGACGAGGCGTTGCGGCTGTGCCTCAATCCGTGCGACCCGAAAACCGGCTTGCCGTGTGGGCAGCCGTATTTGCGCATCCTGCCAGCGTGTCCATTTTGCGGACATGAGCCGGTGCCAGTCGAGCGCGGCGGGCCGGAGCATGTGGACGGCGATATGACGGAAATTTCCGGTGAGTGGATACAGGACCGGCTGCGAGAAATCGCGCAGATCGATGGGCACAACGTGCTGTATCCGCGTGGCGCACCGCCTGCCGTGATACGCCAACAGCATATAGACCGTCAACGCCAACAAGATGCGTTGCGCGGTGCGATGCAATGGTGGGGCGCATATTACAAACAGATCGGCGACACCGACCGCATGATGCAACGGCGGTTTTATCTTAAATTTGGCGTAGACGTAATGTCTGCACAAACCCTGGGCCGCAAGGATGCGGCCGATTTATACGCGGCCGTTGTGGCCGATCAACCATGGATAGAGGCTAAACTTTATGGCAATACCTAAAAAACTTGCGACAGCGCTAGGCAAGGATATCAAGCGCGCAGATGCAATGCTCGTTACGTACGAGTCCCTGCACGTCGAGCCGGATTTTAATATCCGCGAACGGGATGCAGAGTACCACGACGAGCTGACGCGGTTGGCGCAATTTATCTGCGACGGTGGGTTTACGTCATTGCCGCCGCTGGAAATACGCCCCCGCGATGATGGCGGCGCGTGGATCGTAGACGGCCACCGCAGGCATACGGCAATTGCCATGGCCGAAGCGCAAGGTGCGGTGCTGCGAGACACCAGGGGGCAATTGTGGGTGCCGGTGCGGATGTTTGAGGGTAACGACCTGGACCGCACATTACGCCTGATGACTAGCAACGAGGGGGCCAAACTGCGCCCCGTCGAGGTGGCGGTTGGGTATAAACGCCTGCTGGGATTCGGCCTGTCGCAAGCCGAAATCGGTAGGCGGCTGGGTGTCTCGCCAACGCATGTTGCCAACATTTTAACGCTCGCCAACGCACCGGAGTCTGTCCAAACCCTGGTACGCGACGGCAAGGTATCGACGCGCGCCGCCGTGCAGGCCGTACGTGAGCAGGGCGATGGTGCGGCGGATGTGCTGGGCAAGGCTGTGGCCGGTGCCGGTGGCAAGCAGGTTAAATCGCGGCCTGCTGCTGGTGTGTGGCGGCGCACGGGTGACGGTGGCTGGCCTGACCCACATACACGCGTGCTGGTCGCCAAGCAAAACGAGTGCGAGCCGTTTATCGCCAAGTATTCCGCTGACGAGGGCTGGGTTGACGATTGCGGCGACGTGGCCGACCTGGATAATACCGATCACTGGATGGACTTACCGGGGCTGCCAACATGGGCGAGCAACTAATCGCGCGGCTGCTGGCCGGGCTATGGGATCACGAGGTTAGTATTGATGATGTGCTGGCCGAATTGTTGGAACAATATGCTGTGGCCGTAGTGTATGAGAACGACGGCGGCGCGCATATGGCGGTGGCCGTGGCGCGTGCAAAGAGTCGCGAGGATGCAATCGAAATGGCAAAGGCGCACTATGGGGATGGTATCCGCAAAGTTATCGTTACGAGGGTAATTCCGGAATGAACAGACGATTGGGTATGGGGACATATCGAACAACCTACACATCGGGCATATCAATAATATGATGGGGCATATCGAATTCGGCGACAATCGCGAGATACTGCGTACGTGGGCGGCTGCAGGTGTCAAGGTACAAACGTGCGTGACGTCGCCGCCGTATTACGGGTTGCGGGATTATGGGCACGATGGGCAGATTGGCCTAGAGCAGACGCCTGATGAGTACATCGCAAATATGGTTGACGTGTTCCGTGGTGTGCGCGACGTGCTGGCCGACGATGGGACGTTGTGGCTTAACCTGGGCGATAGTTACGCAAGTTCAACGAAGGGCAGCGGCGGCGGCTGGGCTGCCGATCCGAACAACTACGCACACAAGGCACAGGCATTTGGCGCGCGGAAGTTTTCAATGGGGGATACCAAGCCGAAAGACTTAATGGGCATCCCGTGGCGCGTCGCCTTCGCGTTGCAGGCCGATGGCTGGTATCTCCGACAGGACATTATCTGGCACAAGCCGAACCCTATGCCGGAATCAGTGCGCGACCGCTGCACAAAGGCGCATGAGTACGTGTTCCTGATGAGCAAGGGGCCGCGCTATTATTTTGACGCGGAAGCTATAAAGGAGCCTGCTGTAACTAGCGGACCGCGTGGTGGTTCGATCTACGGTACTACCAATCGCGAACAATCAATAGATGGTCGAGCGGATCGCAACAACGGGCCGCGTGGTGGCGCACCGGATACATGGAAAACCCGCAACCGACGCAGCGTATGGACCGTTGCAACGCGCCCGTACAGCGGCGCACACTTCGCCGTGTTCCCGCCGCAACTGATCGAACCGGCAGTGCTGGCAGGTAGTCGCGTGGGCGATGTGGTGCTAGACCCGTTTATGGGCAGCGGTACTACGGCGATGGTAGCCAAGCAACACGGGCGCAGGTGGCTGGGCTGCGAGCTGAACGAAACATACCAACAATTGCAGGAGCAACGCATCAATGGATAACTTTACAACCTGGGCGCAACGCTGGAATGTACCGCCTGCAGCGTTGGCCGAGCTGTACGCCAGCGTGTTACCAGCTAGCTATAACCACGGCGCAACAACCAGTGAAGCGCGTGTGCAAGCCGCAGTACGGGTGCGCGCCGCTGAGCTGGGCTGGCGGCTGTGGCGCAATAACTCGGGCGTGTTGTCTGGCGAGGATGGCCGACCGGTGCGGTTCGGCCTGGGTAACGACAGCAAGCAGATCAACAATATATTCAAGTCGGCGGACCTGATCGGCGTCAAGCCATCCGGGCAATTCGTGGCGCTGGAGTGCAAGGCGGCAGGCTGGACATATCACGGCACTGAGCGTGAGCGCGCGCAGGCTGCGTTCCTGTCCGTGGTCGTTATGCACGGTGGCGATGGGCGCTTTATTACTGACGCGGGGCAACTATGACATACGCTGACTTATTCAACCGCATATACGGTGGCGATGCGTCGCATATCGCGCTGGACCCTGACGCCAACCGCATCGATATGGCCGTCGCACTCGAAGTCGGCCTGCGCCCCCTGGGTGGCGAGTGGTCGTTAACGTCAACACGTACCCACAAACAAACCGTCATATATTTTATCTATGACATACTGCCCGGTATGCCCGACGAGGTGTATATGTCCCTGTTTAACCTGATCCTGGTGTCCGGTGCCGGGCCTGGCGCTGTGACCGTCGAGCCGATGCGGTCGGGCCTGCTGCGCGTCGCGTTCCGGTGGCAATCATGACACGCCGCCAACGGATGGACCCAGATGAGCGGCGCTGCGCGATCCTTGCTGCAGCCGTGAGCGTGGCGCAGCGCACCGGCTGGCTGATGATGACGCGGCGCGATGTGGCGCAAGCCGCTGGCGTTGCAGAACCTACGGTCAATCTGTATTTCTCGAATATGGCGACGCTACGCGATGCCGTCATGCGCGAAGCGGTACGCCTGGACATACCGGCCCTGGTGGCACAGGGTATCGTCGCCAAACATCCGTACACGCGCCGCATGGGCGCTGATGCACGACGTAAGGCACTCGCAACACTCGGACGGTAACGCCATATGTACGCACAATACGCTGTGGCACTATGCAATAACGGCTATGAGATTTTACCGGTAGTGGCCGGAGACAAACAACCAGCGGTAAAAGACTGGAGGCACAAACATTTCAACGCGGTCGATGTACCGCAGTACGCACACTGTAGCGTAGGTATCAAGGCCGGGCCGCTCGCGATCCTGGACCTAGACATCACGCACGCTGGCGTGCTGGCCGACGTGCTCGCCTGGTGCGCGCGCGAGCTGCCGGGCCGTGTGCTGCAGCGTCGAGGGCGCACGGGCCTGGCGCTGGTGTACCGTGGTGGCGGCTGGGCCAAGCGTACCAGCGCCGCGTACCTGGACCCAGCGCAACCGGTGCGCGCCGATGGCCGACCGCTACTGCAGCGCGTCGAGGTGCTGGGCGAGGGGCAGCAGCTCGTGGCGTACGGCATCCATCCGGACACGGGCCGCCCGTACGAGTGGGTAGGCGGCTGGGGCGGGCCGGTTGATGTGCCGGTGGCCGCGCTGGACGCGCTGAGTGAGGGCCAGGTGGTGGCGCTGCTGGCCGAGTACGCACGGCTGGCCGCTGCCCATGGCCTGGTGCTGGCCGAGACTGCGCGCGCAGGTGCAGCCGGTGGCACGGTGCGAGCTGACGCCGCCACGTGGGCGGACCGCGCCGCAACGCTGCAGCCGCTGGGCGTCGATGACGACACGTTGCGGCTGTGGCTGGGTGCGGTCGATCCGGACTGCAGCCGCGACGTGTGGTTGTCTGACGTCGGGATGGGCCTACACCATGAAACCGGGGGCGAGGTGCGCGGCCTGGACCTGTGGGACGCGTGGTCACAGGGCGCGCCGCATCGATACCCTGGCCGCGCCGCGCTGGAATACCAGTGGTCGCGCATGGGGCAGCGTCCGTACGGTTCGCACGTCAAAACCGCGCGATGGCTACGCAACGAGTGGCAACGCACGCAGGCCGCGCAGGTGGCCGACGTGTCGCTGGCGGGCGTCGATGTGTATATGCAGGCCGTCGCCGGGGCCGATGAAGCGACGCTGCGCCGCGAGGTGATACCGGCCATCGCGGCGGACTGGTCCATCGATGATATAGACCGCAACAAACTGGCCGCGATGGTGCAGCAGCGGTTTAAAGATTGGCTCGTACCGCTGGGCATCGCGCAGGCGCGCGGCCTGTTGCGGCCCGTGGTGGTGCAGGGTGGCGCGGACAGTGCGCCGGACTGGCTGCAGCGTTACGTGTATGTGAGCACTGAGGATAAATTTTTCCACCTAGACAAGCGCGTGATGCTGACGCAACGCGGGTTCGCCGGGCAGCACAACCGGGATATGACACCGGTAGGCGAGCAGCGACCGGATGCCGTCGTGGGGGCGCTGGAGCGCTGGCGCGTGCCGGTGGTCGATGGGCTTATGTACCTACCATCGGCGGGCGAGACATTTACCCACGATCATCGGACCTACGCTAATCTGTACTCGCCCGCCAGCGCACCGGCACCGGAGCCGGTTGTTGAGGCGGCGGACGGTATCGAACGGTTCAAGCGCCACGTGTGGGAGCTGGTGGGCCATCGCGAGGGTGTCTATCACAATCTGATGAGCTGGATTGCGCACAACGTCCAGCGGCCAGGCGTCAAAATACCGTGGGCACCGATCATCAAAGGCGTGCAGGGCGATGGTAAATCAACGATAGCCAACGTGCTGCAGGCCACCATGGGCGTGTCCAACGTGTTTATGCTGGCGTCGGATGTGCTGCTGACGCCCTATAACGATTACGTGCACGGCACGGCCATTGTGGCCGTCGAGGAAATGATGCTGTCGGGCAAGGATCGGTACACCGTCGCCAATAAAATAAAAACGCCCGTCAGCAACACCACAATATCGGTACATCCCAAAGGCAGACCCGTATTTACAGCGGCCAATACAGCCAACTGGATAGCGTTCTCGAATTTCTCGGACCCGGTGCCGCTAGACGAGGGCGACCGTCGGTACATGATCGTTTTTACGCCGTTCAGTGAGATAGGCGATTATGAGCGCGCGCTAGGTATCGCGCCTGGTTGCATCGTGCGTGACTGGTTCCACGGTATGCACGACAGTATGCAGCGCTGGCCGGGGCAATGGCGCGCCTGGTGGCTGGCGTACCCAATACATCCTGAATTCGACCCTGGTGGTCGCGCGCCGATGACGGCTGAGCGCTCGCATATGGTGGCCGCATCGCGTGAGGATGAGGAAATCATGGCGGCGGACATTATCGCGCGCGGTGCGTATGGCGTGTCGAGGGACGTTGTTTCGACGCGCTGTTTAACCAACGCCATGATTATGCAAAATATAGACCATGACGAAATACCGAAAGGTAAGAACGTTAAATTTATGATGGCTAAATTAGGGTTTATAAAAATTAACAGGGTATTTAAGTGGGACAACGCATCACATCGTATTTGGTTAAAACCTGGAATTAAAGATGATAACGATACGATCAGAGAATTACTTGATTTAACTAAATTACATAATTATGGGTAAATTACATAAATTACATAAATCAACCGAAACCCGGCTTTTTCCTTTGAAATCAATGAGTTATGAATTTTGGTTACGGTTACAGTTGCGTGTCAGTCTATATATACGTTTTAAGGGGTATATAGGGTATCTACCTACCTATAATTATGTACCTACCTATAATTATATAAATTACATAATTTTTATATATTCACTCTATACGGTATATATCTCTTTTTACTGTAACCTGTAACCTTTTAAAGAAATAAAGTAATAGAATCAATGACTTACCGGGGTTACGGTTTTAGTCACAGTGGGGTTTCAGTTGAATATCGGTAACCGGAGTCGAAATAATGAATGAACGACAAAAATTGTTTGCACAGGAATGGATCAAGGATATGAACGGGACGCAAGCGGCGATCCGTGCTGGGTACGCTGTGAGTGGCGCGCATGTCCAAGCCAACGAGCTACTAAACAATCCTAAAGTTATGTTGTACATAAAAACGTTGATGGATCGTCGAGCACGTGTTATCGCCATCGATGCGGAATATGTGCTTGATCGTTTGGCGCAGATCGATGCAATGGACGTGGCCGATATCCTGCACGATGATGGGCGAGTAAAGCCGATCAAGGAATGGCCGAAAATATGGCGGCAATACCTGTCCGCCGTGCAGGTTGAAGAAATCGCTGCAGGATCGGGCGATATAAAGCGTGTTTACGGTGTGCTGAAAAAAATCAAATGGCCCGACAAACTTAAAAACCTGGAGCTGCTGGGTAAGCATGTGGGCGTTGGTGCATTCCGGGATCGCGTCGAGGTAACGGGCAAGGATGGCGGGCCGGTCGAGGTGGCGCAGGTGGACGCATCGAACCTGCCGGACGATGTGCTCGAAGCGTTGATGGCGGCGCGCCGAAAATAGGCGATTTAAGCGATTTTTTGCCCGTGGGGGTATTGTGATGTTATTAGGTCCGGCTGATGTGCTGGAAATTGAGCGCGAGGCGTGTAAACGCAGCCTATCGACGTTTGTACGCGAGGCGTGGCCGGTGCTGGAGCCAGGGCAGCCATATGTACACGGCTGGCATATCGACGTTGTGTGCGAGCATCTGCAGGCCGTGACGGATGGCGAGATAACCCGGCTGTTAATCAACGTGCCACCGGGCACCATGAAATCGACGCTCGTTAACGTGCTGTGGCCCGCGTGGGAGTGGGGGCCGCGTAATGTACCAACAATGCGATTTATCGGCGCATCGCATGAGCAAGGGCTAGCCATACGCGACAACCTGAAAATGCGACGCCTGGTGACATCGGACTGGTACAGGCGACGATGGGCCATCGATCTGACGGGCGATCAAAACCAGAAAACCTATTATGAAAACGACGCCACGGGGTTCCGCCAGGCGTGCGCCGTGACATCGATGACGGGCCGACGTGGCGACCGCGTGGCCTGGGATGATCCGCATAGCACTGAGGGGGCGCTGTCCGATGCTGCACGCGAGACATCGATACGCGTATTTCAGGAAACGCTACCAACGCGGCTAAACAATCCGGATTCGTCGGCCATCATTGTTGTGATGCAGCGACTACACCAAGATGATGTGTCCGGCTTTATCCTGGCTGGCGACTATGGGTATACACATTTGTGCCTACCTATGGAATACGACAGCAAACATCCACACCGGTACACACGCGATCCTCGCAAGAAAGATGGTGATCTGTTATTCCCTGAGCGGTTCCCACGTGAGGTAGTCGAGCGCGACAAGAAAATCATGGGCACGGCTGCGACGGCGGGCCAGTTCCAGCAATTACCGGCACCGCGTGGCGGCGGGATATTTAAAAATGAGTGGTGGCGTTATTACGATGTGCTGCCGCGCATCAAATATCGGGCCATATACGCCGATACGGCGCAAAAGGCAAAGGAAAAAAACGACTATACGGTATTCCAATGCTGGGGCGCGGTTGATGGCGGGGGCGCGGCGCTGATCGATCAGGTACGCGGCAAATGGGAGTCGCCGGAAATGCTGGTACAAGCGCGGGCATTTTGGAATAAACATAAAACGTTTTCTGGAGCCGGTAGGCTGCGAGCGTTTCGCGTCGAGGATAAGGTATCCGGCACGGGGTTAATCCAGACATTGAAGCGCGAGGGTATCCCGATGCAGGGCATACCGCGCAACGCCAATAGTGGGGACAAAGTGACGCGCGCAATGGACGTCGCACCGTCCGTAGAATCCGGCCTGGTATGGCTGCCGCGTAACGCGCCGTGGCTGTCGGACTACACCGGCGAGCTGTCCATATTCCCCAATGGATCGAATGACGACCAGGTTGACCCGACATCTGATGCGATCAGCGAAATAATTTTAGGCAAGGGCGGCTATCGCTGGGACGGGCTTACATGATACCCTTGCCGCAATTGTGATATAGGCGGCAAATGTGGGCACACAGCACAAACTATCGGACGGCCTGGTAAACGTATCGGCAAACCTGGGCACCGACCGCGATAAGGCGACGGCAACCGGGTATGTTGACGTCGCCTGGACCGACGAACAGCTTATGGCGATGTACCGCAATAGCTGGTTGCCGAAAGCGATCATTAATTACCCAGCCGAAGATAGCGTGCGCAAATGGCGCGCATGGCGTGCGGGCAAAGCCGAGATTACGCGCATTGAAGCCGCCGAGAAACGCATCGGCCTGATGCGTGCCGTAAAGCGTGCGATGATCGCGGCGCGCATGTATGGTGGCGCGGCGATATACATCAATGTTGGCACATCAAACCCGGAAGAACCGCTAGTACCTGGGCCAGGCGTCAAGATTAAATCGCTAGTCGTTATGTCTCGCCGTACGCTGCGCGCTGGCGATATTGTGCGAGACATCGATAGCACGTACCTGGGCCAGCCGGAGTTTTACGAGCTGACATCTACCGCAACGGGCAACCAGACGCGCATACATGCTAGCCGTCTGGTGACGTTTACCGGTGCGCCGCTGCCAGCCGACAGCGATACGATGGTTGGTGACGTTGCACGCGGCTGGGGCGACAGTGTACTACAGTCAACGATAGACGCCATCCGGGCAAATGATGGAACAATAGCCAATATTGCCTCGTTGGTATTCGAGGCAAAGGTTGACGTGTTCAAATTCGCTGGATTCGCCGACATGCTGGCCGACGGCCATGACGACGCCGTAATAAAGCGGCTACGCTCGCAGGCCACCATAAAGGGTATCAACGGCGCGGTTGTGCTGGATGGCGAGGATGATTACCAGCAAAAATTAGCATCGTTCGCAGGTATCCCGGATGTGATGGATCGATTCATGCTCAATGTATCGGGCGCGGCTGGTATACCCGTTACGCGATTGTTCGGACGTTCTGCGGCTGGCTTGTCTGGCTCCGGCGATGGCGACGAGCGTACGTATTTTGATCGCGTCAACCATGAGCAGAGTATCGAACTCGGACCATCGCTAGCCGTCCTGGATGAGTGCTTATTGTTCGATGCGTTGGGCAGTCGCAATCCGGAAATATTCTATGAATGGAATCCGTTACGGCAAATGACCGAAACCGAACGGGCCAAGATATTCATAGACACCGCCAACGCGGCGCGCGCCATCGCTGGGCCGAATTCTGGCGCGCTGGTGCCGCTGGACGCGCTGAGCGAATCGCTGGTAAACGAGCTGACCGAACAAGGCGTGTTGCCCGGCCTGGGCGATGCGGTGGCCGAAGTCGGCACGTTGTCCGAACAATACGGATTCGTCGAGCCGGTCGCCAGCGCGCAGCCGGTTGGCGACATGGCACCGCGCCCCCTGTACGTGCAGCGCAAGGTAATCAATTTTGCCGAGATACGCCGCCACTATGCCGCGCAAGGCGTGACGGTGGCCGACGATATGCACGTAACGGTGACGTACAGCCGCACGCCGGTTGATTGGCTGGCGATGGGCGAGTCTTACGCCAGGACGGTGCTAGTTGCTGAAGGTGGGCCGCGTGTGCATGAATTGTTCGGACCTGACGGCGATACGCTGGTGCTGTCGTTTGCTTCGGACGATCTGCGATGGCGTCATGAATCGATGATAGAGCGCGGCGCGTCGTGGGATTGGGCCGACTATCAACCGCATATCACACTGGCCGTCGAATGGTCCGGCGATGTGGGCACAATCGAACCATGGCGTGGTGAAATCCAGCTTAGCCCGGAAATATTCGAGGATTTACAACCATGAGCAAGGCAACCGAAGCACTGATACTGGACGAGCTACAGGTAGACGATAGCGGCTATCTGGTAACCAACGCCAGGACAGCTCGCACCGGCATACAGCTATACGCGGGTGCCGAGCTGGGCCGACCGGATATACCTGTAGTCAAGGTGTATCGCGCCGAAGATGAGGTGTTCAGCAAGCGAAGTCTGGACACGTTCGCCCACCTACCGCTGACCATCAACCATCCGAAAGATGGGGTAAATGCCAACAATTGGAAGCAACACGCCGTCGGCACCACGGGCGGAGAAGTGTTGCGCGATGGCGAATATCTCAAGATAGGCATTAAAATCACTGATGCGCAAGCCGTGGCTGCTGTACAGTCTGGCAAGCGTGAATTGTCGGTAGGTTATGCAACCGAAATTGTGTGGGATGCTGGCACCGCGCCCGATGGTATGGCATACGATGCTGTGATGCGTAATATATCTGCAAATCATATTGCAATCGTAGACAAGGGCCGGGCCGGATCGCTGGCGCGGATTGGTGATAGCTGGAATGATTTTCAACCGGGCGGTATGCCCAAAACCGGGGAGGTTCCTATAATGGACCAACTGAAAACGGTGGTGTTGGGCGATGTTGCCGTCCAAGTCGCCGTAACTGATGTAGCGGCGATTGATAAATACAAAGCCGACACGTCTAAGCAACTGGCCGACGCAAACGCGGTGATCGCATCGAAAGATGAGGCCATCGGTAAATTGCGCGTCGAACTCAAAGCCGCGCAGGATGCCGCCGTGGTGGACATCGATGCACTGGTGTCGGCCCGCACCGAACTGGTTAGCAAGGTGCACGCTATCGACAGCAAAATTACCGTTGCCGGTGTGTCTGATGCCGATCTGCGACGCGCTGCTGTGGTGGCAAAGTTGGGCGCTGATATTGTCAAGGATGCCAGCGACGATCAGATTATTGGTATGTTTAAGGCCATCGCAAAGGATGCCAAGCCAGCCGATCCGGTCGGCCAGGTGTACCGCGATGGCGTCCAGCCGGTGGGCGATGCTGCGACACGCGTTAATGACGTGTACTCTGCTAGCGTTTCCGACCTTAACGCATGGCGCAATCAGGGGGCGTAATCATGGCGACTTTTAAAGACACTATGTCCGCATACGCCGTTGGGCGTCGTGCGAATATGGAAGAATGGAACACCATTTCTTGCATTGCCGGTGGTGCGATTGGCTTTGGCGAGCCGGTTATGCCGGGCAGTGGCAATGATTCGTGCGTAGCGTTGGACGCCACGAACGGGCGCAACGTGCTGGGTATCACTGAGGCAACGTTGACGTTGCCGCGTGTGGGCGATGCGTACGCGCAGTATGACACCGTCGCCGTGTGCGAGTCGGGCGTTATCGGTGTGCTGCTGGGTTCCGACGTAACGCGCGGCGCTGCTGCGCGGTGGGATACTGTGAACAAGGAATGGACCAGCGCGGCGCAAGCCGCAACCGTGGTGACTATCCCTGGTGCACAGTTTGATGAAGCCGGTACGGATGGATCGGTTGGTGTAGTGCGGTACCGTCGGCCTGTGCCGTCGGCGTCGGTTTCGGGAGGATAAGCCATGCAAATTTACGATGCACAACAGGCGTTGGCTTTTGCCGTCCAGCAAGCCATGCGCGTTAATCAGCGTGTATACGAGACACGTTATCCTGATTGGGATTTCGGGCGACTTGTCTTTGTCGATACCGAAGGTCCGGAATGGGGGCCTGGTGTACTGACATATACCAGCGACGCCACGGGCGCGGCGAAGTGGCAATCGGCAGGCGCGAAAGATATTCCGCTGGCCGATGTCAACCAAGACATGCGTACGCGAGAATTCCATCTGGCCGCCATCGGTTATCAATGGAATCTGCAGGAAGTCAACAGCACAATGGGTTTCCCTGGTGCCTCGTTGTCTGATCGCCGGGCACGCGCTGCACGCCTAGCCTACACCAAGTTCATGTACGACCTGGTACTTAAAGGCGACACGCAAAAGGGTATGGGCGGCCTGATTAACTACACTGGCGTTACCGTGGGCGATGCGCCGAACGATGGCAACGGGGGTTCTCGTTATTGGGTTAATTCGTCCGGTATCGGCCAGAAAACACCGGCGCAGATCGTGCGCGATGTCAACCTGGCGCTGATGGGCACCTACATTGCAACCTATGGTCTGGAAATGGCCGACACGTTGCTATTGCCCACCGAGGCTTTGACGTACATTGCCGGTACGCCGTACGCTGCGACCACGATGGAAACCATTCTATCGTTTATCCAACGTACCAACATTTACACGCAAACGACTGGTCGCCCGTTGACCGTTCGTACCGTGCCTGAGCTGGGCACCGGCGATGCGGCTGGTACTGCTGGCCGCCTGGTTGCGTATAAAAACGATGCCGAATCGGTCAAACTGCACTTGCCTATGCCGCATCGGTTCTTGCCGGTGTATCAGGATGGGCCGCTGAATTTCGCCGTACCGGGTATTTTCCGTACCGGTGGCGTCGAGGTTCTGACTACGCAAAACGTGCGCTATCTTGACCAGATCAGCCAGCCGCCCGCTTAACGAGTAGGGCGATTTACCCGGCCAGCCTGCACGGTGGCCGGGCTTTTTTGGCGAGGATATATGCACCGAATCGTTAATCTGACGCGCGGCCCGTTTGACCTGCAGACGTTATCGGGCCGCGTGATGCTGCCAGCGCTAGGCGAAGTCACGGACGAATTCGCACCGGAGCTGATCGACGCGTTGCGCCTGGCTGGTTCCGTCAAGGTGCTGGACGTTGCTGCAACAAAACCCGTACGCAAACAGCGGAGGCCGCGCAATGCTGCAAATATTCGTAAACAATAGCGCCACACCAATCGGCCTATGGGACGTTGACGCGGTGCACGTCGTGGTGCCAGCGTATGGCGGCACCGTGGCTATCGAGCCTGACGACGTGAGCCAGGAAATCATCGATATTTACGGCACCGCAACCGCCGTTGTTGAGCCGGTTAACCTGGTCGCACCATCGATCAGCGGTAATGCGGTCGTGGGCGCAACGCTAACGGCAGATGTTGGTACATGGGCCGGTGCCGATACCTACGCATACGCATGGTTTGCCGATGACGTTGTGATCGCGGGCCAGACGGCCAGTACGTATGAGGTAGACGAGGGCGACGCCGGTAAAAACATCACGGTAACGGTGACGGCCACCAATGACGAGGGCAGCACGCCCGCAACCAGCGCGCCCGTGGGGCCGGTAGACGAGGAATAACCCGTGCAAGAGCCGATACGCGTACGGTTGACGGTGCAGCCAGGCGAGCAGGCGCAGCCGGTGTACGAGTCCGTAGACGGCGTGCCTGTCGAGGTTGTCGAGGGTGGGTATCTCGCCAGCGATGGCCGCTCATACCTGGACGGCTTGCCAGTCGAGGTTGTCGATGGTCCGATAACCGATGGCGGCATACCAGCGCTGGCCGTGTCCGGCATGGGGCCTGCGCCTGACGCGCCCGTCAACACAGCGCCGCCTGAGATTACCGGCACCGTCGAGGTGGGCGAAACGCTGACGGTGACGCCCGGTACGTGGACTGGATCGCCATCGCTGGCCTACCAGTGGCGCGCCGATAGTGTGGACATTACCGGGGCCACGGCCAGCACGTATGAGCTACAGGCCGGTGATGATGGTGCGATGATCGATGTGCGCGAGACAGCATCCTGGACGGGCGGTAGTGCATCCGAGCTTGCCGATGCTGTTGGTCCGGTAACCGGTGGCGAGCCGTCGATAGTCGATCAGATCGCGACCATGCTGGCGAACACGCCGAAGGCGGCCTGGTGGCGGATGACGGACACCGCAACCATTGTGATGGACGGCGATAACGCCATCCTGGTACCGGATGCCAGCGGCAACAATAACGATCTGACGCTGTCGGGATTCGAGCTTACAGCCGATCCTGAAAGCCGCGTGTGTATGGACTTCGGACCGACCGCCAACTACGGCACGTATAACACCATGCTGCACGCCGATATTGCAACGGCGTTTGTACAGATCGTATTCCGCGAGCAAGGTACGGGGCGCTTTATCATCCTCAACAGCACACAAGCCGAAGTTGACAGCGCGCGGTTTCGTATTGGCGCGTTCGATGGGCAGGCCGAGGGCACGTTCCACGTGAACAACGACGATGGGCAAACCGGTGCCTACATTTACAACCGATCCGTTGGTACTGATTTCGTGATCCATGGGTTTCTAGACTTCGCGGCGGACCGCCTGGACGGCTGGGCCAACGGCGTATTGGTCGAAGAATGGAACACATCAAGCGCCAATCCAACACCGAATACGGCATCGCTGCTGGCCGAGGTGGGGGGCCTGTCGAATGATGGCGCGTCGGCCTGCTACATATATGACATTATCTTGATGCCGTTTATCCCTGACGCCGGGCAACTGGCGATCCTGGAAACGTACGCGGCGCAAGTCCTGGG